GGAACTTTAACTACGTTAACTCTGTGACCATCTACGTGCTCATAGCTAGTGAAGTAACCAGTAATACCCAAGTTACGACCAGAGCCAGTAATGAAGTAAGGCTGTGAAGTTTGAAGGAATGTATTGGAACCATAGTATGCTTTCAATGCACGGTCAAACTCACGAGCTCCTCCGATACCAGTGTAAAGAGTAACTTGCTTATCAGTAGCATCAGTCATTCCATAGAACAAATCACCAATAACTTCTTCAATCTTATTCTGAGTAAGAGTTGCATAAGTATCTTTGTTGATGATCTGTTCGAAAAGACCAGGACCAGAGATAACTGGCTGACCATTTTCATCAAGCATAGTGGTTGTACCAGTAGCATCGTGGGTCTTCTGACCATACCAGTAGTACATTTCACACTCTTCTTTGAACTTAATCATATGACGATACTCTTCGTAGTCCATCCATAGCTTAGTCTTAGAACCTTCTTTCAAAGGAAGTTCAAACTGAGCTACATAATCTTTAGCATTACCAGAGAAGTGGTAAGACTTACGAATAGTACCAATTTTAGAACGAACGAGACCAGGAGCAGTCCAGTTAGATGCATTTCCACGAGAGAAATCTACACCTACGTTAGCATACAATTGACCCCAAAGTGCTCCATCAGCCAAGTCAGCTGCAGGAATAGAAGCAACATCTGGAGAAACAATTTTCAAAGTGTACTTCCAACCAGATCCGTCAGGAACAGGTTCAGTCATAATACGGGCCAACTTACCACTCTGAGAAACAAGAGTATAAGGGAAAATGAACCACTTATCAGGGAAGGTCAAAGTGAAAGGTGCTCCACCTGCTCCATTACTTGAGCTAGCGATTACTGGACGAACATTGATTTCGTGAGTTTTTACACGATACTCATACTCGAAACGGTCGATAGATTTAGTATTACCTACACCTTCAGTCAAGAAAGAAAGTGGGAATTTCTTTTCCTCACGACCGGCCAAATGAGTAATAATAGGAGACAACTCCTCGGGACGTTCCATAAGAGCATTAACCAACGAGTTAGTGTCGGTCATTTGCGAGTCATTATAGTACGTTCTTAATACTTGCATTAGTGCCATTGTTACTTAAATTTAAAAGTTAATCTGTCTGAATTATTTTCCAAACATTGTCTTCATATCTAAATCATCAACATCAAACTTTTTGGTTTTATCAAATTTACCTGATCCACCTTTAAGTCTATTTGCTTCTGACTTCTTAATCTTATCTCTCAAACCTTCAGCTGCTGTAGTGCGAGCTTTTGTTTGAATAATATCTTGTAGCTTAAAGCCTTTGAACATTAAATAGTCAATTGCTAGTTTAACTTCCAAATCAGCTTTAGCATAATCATCATCTCTTTTAGTTTTTCCACTTTTATCTACTGGTTGAGATATGTAATCGAAAAACTTTGATTTTTCTTTTTCTGGGATTCTGATACCAGCAAATTCTTTTCCTTTCTCAATTGTTTCTGCAACTCCTTCCCAAAATTTATTTTGAGTTTGGATTTGCTGCTGCCTTTCTTGTTTTTGACGTTCAACTAATTGACCTCTTTCAGTTTCTTGAATTTTAGCAAGTTGAGTTTTAGCAGCGGTTGCTTTTGCATATAGCTTACCAGAATCCTCATAATCCTCAATCATTTCTTTAATAAAAGATTCATCATGACCTTTAGTCTTAAAGAACTCTGTCAATACAGCTTTCTGAGTACGAGAATCATCTTCTTCAATCTCAACTTTGCTGTAGTCAGCTTGAGGGTTATACGTTTCAAAGAACTTTTCCGGATCTCCACCGGCCATTACAAAATCAAGGTGTTTTTGAACTAATGGGAACTGAGCAAATAAAGCTTCAAGTTGTTCTTCAGCTAAGTTTTGAGCTACGTCTTTAGTAAACTCAATTAAACCTTCTTCAGAATCTTCGTACTCATTCTCAAGTTCAATACCTATTGCCTTTGCAATATTCCCAAATAAGGAATCTTCTCCATCATCATCAGATTGGTCAGAGTCCTCGTCAGAATCATCATCGTTTGAATCATCATTAGAGTCATCATCTGAACTATCATCAGAATCATCATTGTTATCATCTTGATCATCCTCTAGATTATCATCTTTAGTATCATCAAGATCGTCAAGATCATCCTTATTGTTTTTATCATCCTTAATGTCATCTGTTTTGACATCAAGTCCATCTCCAACAAAATCATCAAATGTGATGTCAGAGAAATCTAATTTGTCGTTTGTTTGCTTTGCCATAATACAAATGTATTTGATTAATAGTTATCTAAAATTGTAAAATTATTTTTTATACCCAAGTTTATTATATCCCACTTTTGCTTTCAATCCTCCCTTTAAATAAGTCCCATATTCTTTAGTTTTTGCTTTTATATCTTGAGCTGGAAGTAGAGTATTTTTATCTTTTACACCTCTTAAATTTTGAATAGTTTCATTTTCAGTTTTTTTAGCTTTAGAATAGTCTTTTGAGTATTGTTCTAAATCATTACTAGTATCTATAGCCCTTACTGACTTTGAGACTTTGATAGGAGCTTCCATAAGTTGTCTTGCTACAAATTTTGAATTTAGATCTATTGTAGCAAGAGTTTTATCATCATCAGGATATTTAGTTTTAAAATATTGTATTAACTCTCCAGCTTCTTTATATAATGAATAAGCTTTTATTGGGTTTGTTGCTGCTTCAGATTGTATTTCTTTTATTCTATCATATATTCTCAACTTTTCGTTAACCGTCTCTAAATCAGGTGAAAGATTTGGAGGCAGCGTAGTTGGAGAATCTTGAGTAGGTAAATTTTCAATTCTAGGTCCATCTTTTTCATCTTTAACACCAGCTATTTGATACTTTTTACTAAACCCTCCCTTTAAATAAGACTTAGCAGGAGTTTCAATCATAGTCCCTTCATACGGACCTGTTGGAATATTAGCTATCCCTGGCTGAACTGCTTTGTAAGATTCTACTACATTCCCTTGATTATCAACCTTAGTCATATCAATTGGAGCAGTTAATCCTTGTGTTGTAAAGGGTTGGCCAGGTTTAACATTAGGGAAGACCATAGATTGATCAGTCTGCCCAGCTTGATGAAATGGAATTAACCCTTGACTTTGTTCTTCAGGAGTTTGAGCAACAATTGGTTGTTGTGCTTGTCGAGCTTGTATTTGTTGAGCTCTTTGCTCTCTTTCGAAATCAGACAACACATCTACCCCTTGAGAATAAGCTTGAAAGACATCAAGTATACTCCCTGGATAACCGAGCTGTTTAGCTCTATTTAAAATTTGTCTTCTTTCGTCGTTTGTCATGACTGATTCTGACTAGCCTTTATATCTAATTCTCTTTGTTTGATTTCAAGTTCTTTTTCTTTAATCTCAAAATCTTTCATCATCTTTTCTAAAGTGACACTTGTATTTTTGTCGGACGCTTCAGCAGAAATTAAAGCTTTTTCAATTTCAAGTTGTCTGTCTTTTTCTTTATCTAAGGCAGCTTGTTGAATAGCTTGTTGTTGAACTGCAAGTTTCTGCTCTTCCATTTGACGTTCAGCCTCCTCTTGAGCTTTTTGTAGCTCTTCAGCAGCTTTTTCAGCTTGAACTATTTTGTCTTTAATTTGAGAGAAACTATCCGATGCAAATACGTCAGCTATCATAGACATTTTGGCTCCGTTCTGAACCATAGCTTGTGCTAACCCTTCGAGCTTTTGTTTCTTTTCAATATCCTTACCGGCATCTGATACGAATATTCCGTACTCTGCCTCCATATGAGTTATTGGGTCGATATCAATCTGATCAATGGAGCCATCAGGCATTACATACATAGCTTTTTTACCATTTAACCATGCTTCTTTGGAGTAATCCAAAAGGCCTTGGAGTTCTCTTTGCTCGAAGTGTGAGAACTTTCTGAATAAATCTTCAGTAATATGCGAAGATTGTACAATGCTTTGCTGAGCTGTTGCTTTTCCTTCATGGACTCCCATTTCTCCTTGTCTCTGCCTGGTCACTCCACTAAGTTTTTCCCACTCAATCATTATTGACTCAAGAAGTGTTAAGTACTGAGAGATGGTCTTAATAGACATGTCAAGTACTGATTGGTGTTGAGGAGATAATTGAACTCCTTCTTTATTGTAATCTACCCATGCAATACCGGTGCCCTCTACATAGTACATAAACTTATCCATATCCCAATTCTTAGGGATCATGTTAATATCAAACTGAGCAATAATATCTTTACTTCTAGCTATGGCCAGTTCAAGACGGTATTTATAAATATTGTAGTTTAATTGATAGGGAATACCTTGGCTAACCAATGAGATATTTTGTGAGTTAATATCTGAGTATTTCCGTCCATTTATTGGGAGTTTGCAAATTGAAGGATTATCCAGGCTATGTCTTTGATTAGTAATAGGACGAATATTAATATAGACATCTCTGTCTATTCTAGTCCCCTCCCAAACTTCATTAACCCATTCCCATTCTAATTTAGCTCCTAGTTCTCTTAACTCTGGAGTTAATTTGTATGGGTCCTCAACTTCAAAAGTTTCTGGCATTCCAGTATTTGGGTCAATGTAAGTTACAAACCCGATACGTTTCCTGGATTTCCAATAAACTGTTACTACCTCAATTAATCTATTTCTATAAATATTGTCATCTGAACCTGTAGCTTCTGCTCTGTAAAGAAGATAAGCCTCTGCTGCCGTATGCTTAGGGTTTTCAAGTTCTAATACTTGCTCTTCACTTAAATACTCCCCATAAGCATCAACTATTGACGATGCATGTGAGAATTTACGAATAATAGCCCAGTCTGCATCTTCAACAAAATCAATATCCGGATCTTTATCGTAGTCCACATCCAATGGGTTAACTACTTCATAAAACGGTTCGCTTCTTCGTATTCCTCTATGTGAATAACACTCACCTGCTACTAAAAAATGGAACCATTGTTTCTGCAATTTATCATACATCTCATTAAAGTACATGATGTAGTTAATGGCAGCTTGCCCCTTAATAGCTCTTGAGTCTACATAGTTTCTGTTAAACTCCTCAGCTATTTGTTTAGGGAGGGGCACTTCTTCAACTGGGGCATCTACATTTTGACTTTTAGCTAGCTCAGCTAAAAATTGCATCCTGATATTATTATGAATAGCTTGCTTAAGTGCCTCTTCTTTCAAGCTAACTGAATCAGAATTTTGTACAGTTACTGTGTAGTCTAAGCTACGTTTTGATTTCTCCCCTAATAGTAAGTCTACTATAGGCTTGATAATGTTATAGTTACGAAGTTTAGATGGGAAGTTAGATCGTGTCTTACCATAAGGTTTTAAAACATAATTGTAATCTTCTTCATCGATTACCCCGTTATAGTAATCATATAGTGACTTTAGGTAACTCCTACGTTCACTTAACCCAAATTTAGATAGGTTAATAAATGCATCTACGCATTCTTTCCCCCATTTCTCATCTTTCTGAGAACGAGGTAATCTTTGCTTTGGAATTGAGGCTTGTCCGAACATTACTACAAAATTACTTTTCTTTTACGAATGGTTAGTACTATTTTTTATTTATGGTTAGGTTTTAATATATCACATTACTTATAATTTCTATCAAACCAATCATTCTGTGAGTTGTCATTTTCTGGATAATAAATTTGAGAGTTGTACTTCTCTTTCATGTGGTACATTCCTACCATTAAGGCCATTACTCGGTCAAAGTTCCCCTTCTTATTAAACTTCATTAACTCTTGAAGTAAAGCTGGGTCATAAATCTTATGCAAATTTAAGGTATAAACTTCATCTTCGTCTTGGCCACGGCTATTAACTAGCCAGTCTCTTATATATATCTCTCCCTGATTTTTACGTTCAGTGGTCATGTGCATACCATACTGTCGTTTAACCTTTTTACTTCTAAGGTCTTTTTTATCCAGCATCTCAAATTCTTCCTGAAGAAGATGTAGCTTACGGAATCGTTTAGCATAGGCTATTACTTCTCCTCGGTCATTCTCAAAACCAATTTTAGCATTATAGTATTCTGCCAGCATAAACAGGTTTCGGTTGTAATCATCTTGAGTTTGAGGTCTTCCTACATATGAAGCTACGATTATATCGTCTGGCCGACTTAAGTTATTAGGGAGCTTAATTACATAAGTTGCCCCTAAAGAAACTCCGTCTGTACTAGCCCCATGAGCATACGGGTCATGACAGATGATATACATGTTTGCAGGAGTTTTATCTTGCTGGTCCTTATATGGAGGCTCATATATAACTACTGCCCCAGTTAAATCATCATCTTTTCTGTGAGGAAATTTAGATATTGTCTTTAAATTAGCATTAGGTTTAAAGTCAGATTTACCTTGGGTATTGTAATACATTTCCCCAACTACTCCGATTTTTTGAAGATCGTTGGCTATTACTTTATTGTACTGCTCTTTTAACGATGTTATGTCGAACATGTTAGCAGTAACTTGTAAGGTAGCTTCTCTAGGATTAAATGGGTGTTCAGCTATATACTGGTCAAATGCTTTAGCATCATTCCCTTTCTTTTTAAGTTCTCGTTGGCTTTCTTCATATTCAACAGCTTGCTCAATTAAGCTATTCCCATCCACATCCATAAACCCGTCAAGGTTTTTATAAATTGGGACAAAGAATCCACACTGAGTTCCAAACGAGCCCTCATCCCAGTCGTTATCAAATGGCATGCAGTTGTATGCTTCGGGGTGGTAGAATAACTCTTCCAACCCTTCAAATCCTTCCCCTTCTTCACCACCTGTTCCAAATGCTACCATTACCCCAAGTGTTTTAGAACCTTGTTTCATTGTAGGCATTGCTACTTCCCAGGCCTTTAAAAGTCCAGAGAAAGAACCGGATTCTTCGAAAAAGATCAACTCCCCTGCTTTACCACGGACTTTATCCGGATTATCTTTCAAACTTACCCCAATGATTTGACTCTTTAATCCTAGAGTTACATCGGCACCGTTTACTTTCTTTTTATACCCGGCTTGTTTGTGCAATTCTCTATCGATTAATCGTGGCTGAGTCCATGCTGTATGATCATCAATGAATGAGATAAAGTCCCAAGTCTTAGATAATATTCCATCCCCTGTTAAGTACTGCTTATCTGAAGCAAACACAAAGTTTTTAGAATTTCGTAAATGGAAATAGTTCCTAGCCATCATAGATCCGGCTTTGTACGAGTAACCTTTACGTCGTGCTTTCAGTACAGTTAAGTGTTTGTTTGATTTTCTGCAATTATCCATTGCATGAAAGAACTCATA